ACGGCACAACTTGCGACAATTGGAGGACTTCCAACAGGCGCAATTGGCAGCGCATCTGTGATTCCAGTAATCACAGTTGATACAAAAGGGCGAGTTGCTGCGTTGACAACTACCCAGGCAACTACGTACGCAACCACGTCACAGCTTGCAAACTATGTTGCTACATCGCAGCTAACAACGGCAGCAACTGCTAATGGAGTTCCGCAATTGACTACGTCTGGGCTTCTATCGCTGACGCAGTTAGGCACATTGACGAGCAACCAAGTCTCGGCTCTTACCACCACACAGCTTGCATGTTTGACGACTACTGCAATTGCAAACCTAGTTCCGCAACTGAATGCGAGCGGGCAGATTGCCACATCGCAGATTGCCACCCTTAATCAAAACACAACTGGCACAGCGGCAAACGTCACGGGTACTGTTGCAATTGCCAATGGGGGCACTGGTGCAATGGACGCAGCAACAGCTCGAACAAACCTGGGCGCAACAACGTCTGCGGATGTCCAGACCTTTACGGCAAGCGGCACTTGGACAAAACCAACCGGTGCAAAATTAGTTGAAATACAATTGTTTGGAGGCGGAGGCGGCGGTGGGTCTGGGCGTAGAAATACCGCTTCTACAACTACAAAAACCGGCGGTGGCGGCGGGGGAGGCGGCAGTTTCTTGAAGACAACTGTGTCTGCTTCATTTTTATCGGCTACCGAATCTGTAACTATTGGCGCAGGCGGAACCGGCGGCACTGGTGTCACACTAAATGCAACCGATGGTAATGCTGGCGGCGATGGTGGAAATACCATTTTTAGCGTATTTAGAGCCAATGGAGCAAGCGGCGGGGCTGGAGGTGCCAACGTTCCAGTGGCCGGCGGCACTGGCGCACTTAGTTCAAATTCTGGTTCAGCTTCACAGTCTGCGGCGAGTCCAAGTTCTGGATCGCCAGAACTGCCGACATCTCTCGCGCACCCCGGTGGCGCAGGTGGGAGCGCAGGTGGAGGCATTTCTAACGGAAACAATGAATTCGCTGGTGGTAATGGCGGGCGCTCGAACATACTTAACCTAGCTGGCGGTACAGGTGGTGCTGTTTCTGGAGGAAATGCAACCAACGGTCAAAATAATCCAAATTATGCGTCCGGTGTTTTTGCAGTTGGATCTGGAGGCGGCGGTGGCGGCGGTGGACTTGGGGTCAATGGCGGGAATGGTGGCGCTGGTGGAATCCCTGCATCTGGTGGAGGAGGGGGCGGTGGAACAACAGGAACGCAATCTGGGGCCGGTGGCGCTGGCGCAATTGGATTAGCGATGATTACAACATACTTCTAATCAATGAACTACGCAGTCATTAACTCGCAAACTAACGTCGTGGAAAATACCATTGTTTGGGACGGAGTTGCTCCGTGGACGCCGCCTGATGGATGTTACGTCGAGTTAATTGGAGACTCCGGCGCAGGCATCGGCTGGACTTTTGCAAACAACGAATGGATTACACCAGCACCTCAACCGGAAACTTTATGAAATACCTACTTGATCGATTGTCCGAACCGTCCACCTGGCGCGGCATCATCTCCATGCTAACCGCATTGGGCATCAAACTCCGCCCGGATCTCGCTGAGGCCATCATTAGTGGCGGACTGGCAGCCATGGGGCTTATCAACATTTTGCGCAAAGAAAAAGATGCTGCTGGCACTCCTCCAAGCGCTTAAATATTGGCTCGAGATCCAAGCAACTCGGGCAAAATGGCAACTGGAGCGGGACATTGAAACTTATGTGGCAGCCATCGAAAAAGACATTCTTGAATCTCGCGCTTGTGGCGATGATGCCCGCGCTGATCGCCTCGTGCAGCACCTCGCGCGCAGTAGCGCCATCGCGTTGCCTGCCGCAGCCGGAGGGGATCCTGCGGCTAACATCGGGGCAAACGTACCAAGCCGCTGATGGCGAGACATGGTACTCTGCGCAAAGGTACCAAGCGCTCGAGGTGCAATTGATTGACGCATTGGGGGCGCTTAAACAGGCGCAAAATCGATGACTCCTAAAATGGTCATCTTTGTAAATCTATTGTCACTGATTGCGCCTACAGTTTGGGTCGTAGTAGCTGGTGCGCTTGGTTTTAGTCTTGGAAAATTTGGTCCTTCACTTTTACAGAAATTCAAAAATGACCGTACTTCCAGTTCCAAACATCCCGGCAATGCAACAAAGGTATCTCGGAGACGTGCCGCCCGCCGGGCTTCAAGTGCTCGCCGCGCCGCACCGAGTTCTGCCCCCCGCCGGACAAGACGGAAACGGACTTCCGCCCGATGAAATCTCGCCATACTCGGGCATTTATGACGAGCACGGACGCTTGCCAACGCCAGCTAATAACCTTACATTTCTCGCCAGAATATGATGCGAGCATTTCTCCAAAGCTTGGACACCAAGGTTGACGACATTGTCAAAGTCAACGCCGTTGGCGCTGTGGCATTTGTTGTTTCTTGGAGCGATTTTGACCACTACCTGCGCACGTTGGGACTGATCCTAGCGCTTGTCTATACGTCCTGCAAAATCTACCAAGCGGTGCAGGAGATTAAAAAATGAACCTGTCAGACCTAGGCATCAAAAGCATCATCGGATGGGAGTGCGGTGGGGAGGCTGAATACAACCAAGCCCCAGAGTGGCCCGGGGAGCAGAGCGGCGTCACTATCGGCATCGGCTACGACCTAGGCCAAACTCCAGCTAACGAGATTGTCCAGGCGTGGGGGCCGTACATCTCAAGCGAGGATCTCAAGGTGCTCGTTGGGCTTTCTGGCAAAACCGGACCCAAAGCGCAGCAGCTTCTGCCGCACGTCCGGCACCTGCGGTTTGGCTGGGACATAGCATCAATGGTGTTTCGCGAGTCTACGTTGCCAACGCACTTCCTGCGGACTCTCCGCATTTACCCGCAGACCGTTGACCTCCATGGTCACTGCGCTGCGGCGCTTGTCAGCCTCGTCTTTAACCGTGGGCCGGCACTTACTGGCGACCGGCGCGCAGAGATGGCAGACATTCAAGCGCTGCTTAAAGCAAATAATCTCAACGCCATCCCAGAACGCTTTGAGGCCATGCAGCGGTTATGGCCAAATACCAGCGGACTGCGGCGGCGGCGGCGTGAAGAAGCGGATTTATTTCGACTTGGACTTGCTTATGAGACGCAAACCACCAGAGACGCAGTTTGAAAATCGGATGAAGCGGGCATCAGCATTTTGCGAAGTGCTTGTGGTGTCGTTGCTTATACAAGCAATTCTCAATCTAATTTTTGAAAAACTAGGCGTCCAGTTGCGACTGGCAGTTTACGAAACCGCATTGATTTGGATGTTTTGCAAATAACCCATGGCAAACATCACTCGACGCTGGAAAAGATTAATGGCTGTTGGGTGCACACATGGGCATCTCGCGGATCAGGCGTTGCTTAAGCAGGTTTTGGCGTTTGAGGAACGGTGGAAGCCGCACGCAAGGATCCATTTAGGAGACGCCATTGACCTTGCCTGTTTGCGCACCGGCGCAATAGGCACACCGGATGACGCGGCAGACCCGGAAGGGGATTTGGAAGATGGCCTAGCATTTATCTCTCGGTTTCGACCGCAGGTTTACTTGCTGGGCAACCATGAGGCAAGATTGACGGCTCTAATGGAGAGCCCCAGGGCAATTGTATCGGCTTTGGCTTGTCGTATTTACCAACAGATTTTGGACCGCGCAAAAGAGGTGAGGTGTGAGGTGGTGGACTACAATTTCCAACACGGCTGGAGACAGTTTGGAGATTGTTTGTTTGGGCATGGTTACATGATCAATGAGGCCGCAGTTAGGGACCACGCTGAGGCCGTTTGCGGCGGGACTGCTAATAAAGTGGTTATTGCACACCTGCATAGAGTTACACAAGCAGAGGGACGCAATAGAGCGCACCCAACAGGCTATTGCGTGGGATGGCTGGGAGATCCGGCGCAGGCTGGGTACGCTGCGAACCGGCGCGCCACAACTAGTTGGTCCAGAGGGTTTGCTTTTGGCGAGTATTGTGATACAGAAACTGTGATATGGCTCGCAAAAGAGACAAACCACCAGACATTCAGGCTCCCGTTGTAGGTTGGCTGGAGCAACTTGCGGACGAAATCAACGT